CATATCCAATGGTCCAAATGCCCCCTGTATCAGCATAGCTGGTCAGTTCAAGACCTTCAAACTTTTTAATGATATTTAATGCACTCAATTTTTTTCCGATTAATAAGATCAGTAAAACCGCTATTCCAATATAAATTTTATTTTTATTGGACATCACTATCTTTTGCTAACAATCCAGTAATGGCAGCAGCAATACCGGCAATAATGGTTATCCAATTATTTTGAGCAATACCATCAGCAATTAGAGATCCACCAGCAATGGAACCAAAAAATGAAGTCTTAATGTTTTTTAATATTCTTTTCATTATTTCTTTTTTAATTGTTTTAAACCTACCAAAATTGAAATTGTACAGGATATTGTACTTGCACCAAGAAAAATAACATTTGCCAATTCAGATATATTCTGAATTCCTAATAGGGAAAACAAAATAGTACTAAATGTTGCAATATGTGTTGGATCAGTTTGTGTCTGCATTATCCTGTGCATCTTTAAATTTTTCGGCAATTACATTAAATGCCTGTATCGCAGTAAATGATTCATCAATTTTAGAAAATACCCCTTTACTGGTTGCCAAGTCCAAAATTGCTTTTATTACTTCCAATGCTTGTTTTTCGTTCATTTGTCTTTTTTTTATTGTTATTAATTAAATCAAAGTTAATCCAAGCTGATCACAGATCCACTGGTAAGCTGCTAAATTAATATCAGCAGTTGAATCCCATACTGAATAATCCGGTTCAACAATGGTCAAATTTCCTTCTGAAAGTTTATTGCCACCAGTTTCAGCACTAAATATTGCCCAATAAAATGTTGCAGAATCTTGCAAATTGTCATTTATTATATAAGCATTAATCCAGTTTCCTGTTTGCTCTTGACCGCTAACCCAAATTTGTATTGGTTGAATTTGTTTCATTTTTTTATATTTTTAAATTTTTAAGGAACTATTGTTAAAATTCCAGCATTACTATAAACATCACCACTTGACAAACCAACTGCACTTGTTGGCAAACCAACTATTCTTAATTTTGATGCACCATTCGTACTTGTTCCAACAAGGATGTTGCCACCTAAAAAAACGTGATTAGCACTATTTTCAGCTTGATATAACAAATTTGTTGTGCTATATCCAATGTAGCCTAACCTCGTTGTTCCATTATTGCTAAATATTTCGATAAACCCTGCTGCACCTGCTCCACCAGAACGTAACGCAACAATACCCTGAGTACCTGATCCTGCAAATACATCATTTGCTGTAACACTACTTGAGAATGTTGCTGTTCCGCTAACTTGAAACCTACTACCATTGTCAGTCGTAGTTCCAACCAGCAAATTTCCTCCTCCTGAATTAATTGTTATGTTTCTTGCTGCTACACCTTGCTGTATTGCTTGTATATCTACTCTGTTATTTGTTGTATCTAAATTAATTGTAAATTCCTTTCTACTAACAGAAGTTGGATCGTTTGACATTCTAAAAAAACAATTTCCTGTTGTAGCTACAAAATTTGTTGTTGGGTTTACACCTCTTACATCCAATATGCTAACAGGAATAGTATTAATACCAAAAAATCCAGCTTCAGTTAATGTTAATTGCTTATTTGTAGAATGTCCAAAAGTTAAAATATTGTCGGTGCTTCCAAAAGTAGATGAACTTTCAATATTGAATTCCCTAATTTTTAACCTTACACCATCAACAACACCAACTGTTTGATGAATATTATTTAATTCTAAAGTATTTTGGATTCCAGCACCATTTAAATAAACAGATGCCCTAAAAGTAAGTGGAGCAGAAATACCGATTCCAACATTTCCGCTAAAATATGCAGTACCAGTGACCTGCAAACGCTGACCGCCATCAAAACTTGATCCGATTACCAAATTGTTTGAAGTGGTTATTCGCATCACCTCACTGGCATTAATTGTCTGCCACATACCAAACAACATATTACCAGCACTTTGGGTTGATATGCAAAATTCACCAGCAGTTGCACCCTGTATGAAATTATTTGTAGCAGTAGCAAGACCAAAAACAAATCTTTGGGTTCCACCAGATCCCGCATTGTCAATTCTGATTGATGGAGCGTTGGCACCAACTATTTGTAAATGTGCATCAGCAGTGGCACTATTTACAACCAATCTACCTGAAGCAGTAGTTTTAGCACCTATAAAAGTTTGACCAGTTGTTTTGAGTATGGTTAATTGTTGCAATGATCCAACAACATCAAATATCCCAAAATCATCAGCACCAGCAGTATAAAAGTTGCCAATTCGCCACCTACCAGCACCACTTGTTTGAAAATTTATTGTATTGTTATTGGTTGCAGTAGTTTGGTTGAATATAGCACCGGAATTGGTAGAGTGGTGTACATCCAGTGCAGTAGTGGGTGCATTGGTATTAATACCCAAATAATTATTGGTTGAATCCCAAAAAAGGTTATTTGAACCAGTTATTGTACTTGCACTATTCCAAAATGCGACTTGCGTTGCCGCACCTGATCCCGTAATTGTTCCGGATCCTGGTCCGCCAATTAGTTCCCAACTGGTGCCTGTATCCCTAAAAAATTCCTTTGTGTCGGTTGATATGAAAATTCTGCCAACAATACCAAATGCAGGTCGGTTGGCAAATGTATCAGAATTGAACATTGGAGTCCCTTTCTGATTAAGAATTGAGAGATCCAATACTATCATTATATATAAAGTTTACGAAGTACGAACAATAAATTACCAGTATTTACAGGAGTAGTAAAAGAAAGTTGATATTGTGTAGTATCTATTTCACCCCTGTTTCCGGAAATACGCAAAGATTGATTTGGTTGCAATGGTATATCAGCTACCACTAGGGCAGTTGTACCGCCATTAATGAAGGTAATTTCATTGCAATCTGATCCTATATTGGCAGTAGTGTAATATACTTTTGTTTCAATATAATACTTTTGAAAAGCCTGTCCAGTTGATTTTGATACACTATTTTCAGCATCATACCTTGCCCTTTCAGACATTTGCTTATTATATTTCAACCGCAACTGATCAGCTGAAATTTCATCCTGAATATTAATTTTTAAATGTTGTGGTTGCATTGTATTATAATTTAACACATATCAGGAAATTGACCAACACCACGAAGTATTGATCTTTTGCTTAAAACAGAAGCAGTTTGTCTAGCTGCCTTTTTTTGTTTAGCAGTAGCAACTGCCTTTTTTACCACTGGTGCTACCTTTTTAACTGCCTTACTTACTTTTTGAATAAGCGAAGGTTGTCTAAATTGTTCAGCAGTAATTTTTTCAGGTGCCGGAACCTCTATTTTGTATGATCCCTTTTTTTTCATTGATAGCAACAAAATTGCACCACCAGCTAACAGGATATAAATTAACCCTTTGTTTTTCATTTTCTACTTTTTATGTATGTTGCTATCAAATAAGCACCTATCCCATATAACAATATCCATTTACCATATTTTTCAATATAAAATGGTACTGATCCCTTTTCTTGTTTTTCTAACTTTTCAACTTCCTTTTTTTGTTCCTGGACTGCCTGTTTAACATCACCAGTAAATTTAAAACTATCAGCAGTGTGAAGGATAAAATAAGGCTTATTGTTAAAGTCAATAAACTGCCAATAAACATTTCCGCCTCTTTGAATATATGAATAAACTTGCCCAACCGGTGATCCTTTCACAATGGTTCCAATTTTAACCAAAGATGAATTTAACCTAGTTAAATCTTTTTTAGCAAATAGTGTTTTTCCTATAATCTTGTCAGCAGTAATTTCCGGCATATATTATTTTCTTAACATTTTTAAAAGAAAGTTAAACTGGAACTTATCAGTTTCCGCCATTTCGCAAAGCAATTCTAGATCACTTGCCAACTGGTCATCATACAATTTCAGCCTTTCAACTGCATCGTAGATGCGTTCTTCGTTTTCAATTTCAGTTTCATTTGCCATTGTTTCGGTTTTTTCAATACCAGCAACGTGCGTTACCTTTTGACCAGGTGCAAATAAGCTGGAAAGTTGTGAAAGAATCATTGTCTTTATTTGCGGTGAATTCATCAAACCAGCAAGGAAATTTTCTTCTTCAGGTTCTTCTTCTTCTTCATCTTCTTCCATTTCTTGCTGCATTTTTAATGCAGCAATTTCAGAACGCAAAGCATTAATTTCATTCATCATATTGGGTTGATATGCTCCAATTTGATATGGTTGTGCTGATTGCCTTTTATTTAATTGAAAAGATATGCTGTTAATTTCTTCAACTTTTTTACCCTTCTGACCTAAGATAGCAATACAATATGTATTTATATTATCCGGATTTTGAATTATTGCGTTAAGTGCATTAGTTAATTGATCCCTTCCTTCATTTTTATCATTTCCAGTATAGGTATATCTACCCATTTTAGGATCAATTTTATGACCAGCATAAACACTATATCCAGCAATATCATAACTATCGTAGTAATCTAAAACACCTTGCGGAGTATGTATTTCAGGTTGAAAAGTTGCCATATACAATCAATTTAAAGGTGAGGGAAAAGTGGATTGATTATGCATAATAAACACCAAAGCATACACTAAAGTTTCCAGCACTGATAGAACTATATGCAGTAGGAGTTTGAATGTATGACTTTGCCCAAATAATTTGCTGACCAGCAAACGGAGTAATATCATAACTGAAAGCAGCAGTTGCACTATTGGAAACAACCCTGTTCAGTTCCAGTACCGGGATGCGGTTCACGGATTCCCTATCATTATAATAAAGCACCAGAAATGAAGTTTTTAAATTTGCTAAAGAAAGTACTGCGTTACCACTTAAAACACTATTTGTAATAGTGTCAGGAGTGTAACATACTAAATTAAGCAAAGATACAAAGCGCAACTGGGGTTGATCTCCAAAAAAAAAGCGGGTTCCACTAGACGATTGGGGGATTAGACATTCGATGAACTCGTAGTTTTGAACTTTATTCATTTGTTTTATTTTATAACTAAAAAAATAGGGGTTCTATGTTTAACGTGGCATCCCCCTTTCCAATTCAGAAGTTAATTCCAGTAATTATCTTACAGGAGTAACATTTTGTGCCAAAATAACCTGGAAAATTACCACGATTCTTGGAGCAACACCAGCTTGAAGTGTTCCAATAGCCGAAGGCAAATTCAATGAAATTTGGTTATTCTTAGAACCTACCAAAACAACATTAGGCTCCATTGGATAGTAACCTTGACTTGTACCATCAAATTGGTCAATACCGCCATTGGTTGCACCAGCTTGTGAACCTTGCTGGGTTTGAGGAACATTAAGATGCTTATACAATCCCCAAGATGGAACGATAACCCTATTATTAATATTCATCTGCATATAACCATTATAAAGATTATACAATGCAGTAGCAGCACCACTTGTAGAGAATACAACCGCATTAGGATATGAATACAAAGGGAAAGCAGTGGTTGATGCACTTGCTGGCAAAGCCACGAATACACCTACTGAAGAAATAACCGCAGCATCCTGAAGATTTAAGCGATTTTCAGTGGCGAAAGTATTTCCGTTTTGTGTGTCATTGATCAAAACTGGAACGTGGTAAGAAGTGGTAGAAGTTGACATTGCAACCTCACTTCTAATATAAGACTGAGAAAGAACCGCCTGGTTAACATTAAAACCAGCGTTGGCGACTAGATTTTTTGCATTTTCAAAAACCAGCCTTTGTCCGTGTTGAGTAGCCATAGTTTATTTTTTTAAAATTTTTAATTAACAATATTCTTCTTCCATTCCAGCAATTACTGAAAGATTGTCAGGAGAATAACCAGCCATTACTGAAAGATCATCACCAGCCATTACACTAACAGGGATTTCCATTGCGTTGTCAATTTGACCGAGTACACCAGTTGACTGGAGCAGACCAAGACCACCAGCAGCAACCATACCACTACCAATAGACTGACCGATTGATCCTTTTACAAGTTGGGGGAAAAATGCTCCAATAGCAATTACACCAGCACTTTTAATTTTAGGATCAATGTTTGGAAGGATCTTACCTGAACTGGTCAAAACCCTTGCAGCAGCAGCACCAGCAACTAGACCAAGTGCATCCATAAAGAAAGATTTTCCGATTGCTCCCATTTTGCGTGATTTTCTACGACGGCTGGGTGCAGACCTTTTTTTTCTACGTGCCATTTTTTTTGTTTTTTTTTGTTTATTCGGGAGCAATCCCAAGATTTTTATAAAATATTTTTTGCTAATTGTTTTTTTTGTGCTTTGTACCCTTTTATTATTTCCAAAATTTTTGGTATATGATAATTTTTTAAATTACTTATCATTCGCGATTTGTTTAAAACAATCACATTTTTATTTTGCAAATATTTTATTTCATTTTTTGCATCATCCAACTTTTTAGACCAAAATACAATTTCTTGATCTACCTTTTGAACACCAGACATTATTTTAGTATTCAATCCGCCAATTTCAATTCCAGCAACTTTTTTTTCTCTTATTATACCAGTTTTCAAAGTGTATCCACCTTTCAATATTTTTTTATTGCTTTTCAGTATTGATTTAATTTGATCAACAACTGCCAATTTTTTAGTTTCAGGTTTGTAAACAATTTTTAAACCTTTACTTTTTTTCTTGCTCGTATCTTTTCCTGAATTGTATGCAGCAACTTCTTTATTTAATCCAACAACAAAAGATTTAATTCTTTTTTGTAGATCTTTTTTATCCTTGTCATCCAAATAAACATCTTTACCAGTCGCCAGGCCACCTGAATATAAAACAGCAGCAGCCCTGTCATTTTCTTTTGGACTACCTGATAATTCAGCAATTATATCACCTCTACCATCAATTTCCACAAGCTGGGCAGTTACACCACCATCTAACTGATATTGATTTAATACCTTAAACCTATATCCTAGAAAGTTTCCTTTAAAATCAATAGGCAAAGCACCTAGTTTTTTATATCCTGATACAACACTAATCCTAACATTATGACTTTTGCTATCTTTATGAATATCAGTAATTCTTTTTGATGCAACTTTTTTAGGCATAGATTTCTTTTTTACGGCACCAACTTTTTTCTGCATTGCAAAAGCCTGTTTGACTGCCTGTGCCTGTGTCAATTTAGGATTTTTTTTGCGAAGTTTTCCAGCTTCAGCAACTACCTTTTTAAATTTTTCCCTTGCTGCCTTTTGTTTTGCAGTCATAACTTATTTTTTTAATGTTTTTTCACACCAGGTTAGCATTTCATTGCCACCCCATAATTGAAAACTTATATATCCGCACTTATCCTGGTCACCAACATAAACTTTTGCCCTTTTTAGGTATGAATAAATTTTTTTTACAAATTTTTCATTCAAAACCTCTCTATTTATCAACTTAATTCCTGTTTTCACTCCAGTTGCATTTTTGCAACTTCCTTTCATCATATTCAAAATATATCCTTCACTTGCGTTTTTTGATGCCTTTGCTGGATAATTTGAATACATATTGAAGGTGAAGGAAAAGTGATTATTTTTTGCGACTAATTAAATAAATGATTACCGCCCCACCAATAACAATTGGCAAATAATTCATTTTTTTAGATCCATCAGCATTTGTATTATCAACTTGATTCACAATTCTATCAATTTCATCCTGTGATGCCTGTTCAATCTTTGCATCAGATTCTAGCCTTTTTTCAACTACATTTTTCACTTGCTTAGCTAAAACCCTTTTTCCAACTTCGCTGACTTCTTTTACATCAATTCCTAGTTTTGAAAGAAATTCAGCTAATTTAATTAAAATTGGTGCAGCAGTGGCAGCAGCGGCAGCAGTACCAGTAGCAAGAACACCGATCTGACCTTCTGAACTAAATTCAACATCAGCAGCAGCAATTCTTTTTTTCTTTGCTCCCTGTTCAGTTTTTCTTAAAAGTTCATTTGGATTTCCGCCTAAATTTTTCCACCAGTTTTGGGTTTCATCTGCCCTATTTGCAAAAGCAGTTTTTAATTTAGTAGCTAAACCCATAAAATTAAGACCAACTAACAAAAGAAAAGATCCCCTGGCTGGTGCCAAAGCTATTTTAAGAACAATTTTCTTTTTTTCTTTTGGTTGTGCTGGTGCAACTGCCTTCGCAGCAGTTTTTCTTTTTGCTTGACCAATACCGGAAACAGAATATAATGGCATACTGGGAATTTTGTCTATTTTATGATAGTAAGTTTTTCTTTCATTAAATTTTGATAGCACAGGATCAACAAAAAATTCATTTCCGTTTCTATCCTGGATAACCGCAAAAACGTGATGCGGAATTTCGTCAAGTAGTTTATAACTAGCAAAACGATAATATATTTTGTTATCAATTAATCCTTTTCGCTGCAATGAGTTAAGAACCCCCATTATAAAAAGTGAATACGTTTTGCAATCAATCCCGAACCTTCCTAAAGATAAAATTGCACTGGGAGACATTATCCTTTGTTGCTTATCACTTTCAATTTTATATCTGACATTTTTTTTAAGAAAGTCAAATAATTTTTTTGCAGTTTGAATACCATCACCTGCATAAAAATCTTTGCTAATTTTATCGTATTCACTTGCGTACATTTTATGCGCAGACAACATAGCAGAAATAATATCAGGAACTTGCTGATCCCTGACCAACATTTTGGAATTTCCACCAAATGGTTTCAATCTACCCAAAAGTAAATTTCTTTGCATTATATTAAACTTGCTTTATATTCAAACGGAACAACAATACCATCAAAATTTCCGGTTCCTTTTATTGTATATGCTAATCCTTTTTTTAACCAGTTTTTTGAAGTAATCAACTGCAAAATTCCAATCGTTGGGGATGCTTGTATTTTTAATTCTGATTCACTTTTAGGAGCAATTCTTTGTTCACCAAAACTTGAAAAGTTTGCCAATAATTGATTTCCTAAATATACCTCACCAGTAATGGCAGAAACATTTGCAGTTTGTCCAGTAGGATTCTGAACACCAAAAATTAATTCAAATCTTTTATTTGCAAAACGGATTCTTTTGAAAATCAATTTTGTTCTTCTTGCTAATTGACCTCTACCTAAAAAATATAGTCCTGTCAGACCAGCCAAACCGATTAAAATCCAATTTTTCATTTTCAAAATTTTCAAATAATTACCCAAAGTTATTAAATAAAATTCAAAAAAACAAACATTAGGTCAATCAAGGTCAGAAACCAGGTCAG